GACTTAATGAGCTTTTTCAATGTCTGCAGAACATTAAGATTAAACATTGATAAACTTAGATTCATGATACAATTTATAGCAGACAGAAGAGTGCGCAGGCTACAATCACCAGAATACGACAGGCTATTGTACATGTGTAGACTGAATGATTCTATACATTAAAAGCTCAAATAATAGCCTTCTGTGTCTGGGTGATCCTCAGCTGAAAAAGGAATTTCATAATGGAGGAAAAAACAAAAGAATGAAAAAGAAAGTAAAAATCAAAAAACGCAAATTAACGTACGAAAAAGATGATAAAATAAGAATCGGAAGGCCAAAATTACAGCATTCTACAATGCTTACAGATGAAATGGAAAACGTAGCGCAGTTGACGAGACAAGGAAAATCGGCTGATCAAATAGCAGACATAGAAGAAATATCGATAGAAAGAGTACTATTGTATTTACATGATACTCCAATCGTAATGGAAAGAATAAAAGAATTGTTCGAAGATAAAGCAGAAAGATTCACGCTATTAAGAGACTCAATATTTGAAAGCTGTATGCGAAGAGCTAGAAAGATGATTAATGATGGTGAACTAAACACCGAACAGTTGGATAAATGGATGAGAAGATATGATCCATATGAATTAGAAAAAATAGCAATAAAGAGGACAGAAGTAAAAAGGCAACGCAGAGTAGAAGAAACAGATAAACCAGTGGGTAGTGTATTTAAAGAATTAGAAGTGGAGAAAGATATTGATAATAGCGATGATAAAAAATTGTAAATAAGCTAATAAAGAGTAGAATGAAGAAAAGCAAGAAACAAAAAGATAATTATAGATAAACTAGTAAAATTTCGTAAGTAATTATTTATGAAGATAGCACAGTTAAATAAAAGAAAGAGATAAAGGGAGTGTAAAGAATCAATGGTAGTATATGCTTTGTGTAAAGATAATGAATAGAATATAGAAAGATAAATAACAATAGCGAAAGTGTAGGATATGTTTCTTTGTGTCACTGTTGTTGTTACACATTGACGTTAAGTGCAAGAATTGGGAGAGGGCACCACGCAAGACACGCACACTCACCCTCTCAACTTGATTCATAGTCAACCCGGCCAATGCTATCATCAATGTTAACATTGATGATCTCGACAGTTTACCACTTAGAGAGTTGTGAGAGAAAGTAGCGAGTAGTGTGACGTATGTAGTGTGTTGCGCAAAATAGCGTAAGAGAATAGTGTGGTGTGTAGCGAAGAAAGTAGTATAATGCGTAAGAGTATAGTGCGAGCGGATGAAGAGTGTCGTGTAATGTGTAAGAGAATTCGACAAGGAGTGTTGCCGCGATTTTAAAGGCAGGGTTGCGTGAGAGTGATTTTAAGCTTTTTTGATCTGCGACGGCAGGAAGTGAAAAATCAAGTTTTTTAGTGTGCGTGGAGCGTTAGAACAATAGCGGTTGAAGTGATAACTGTTATTACGCTTGTATTCTTCTCAGCGTGAACGACTTTGTCAATCACGCTGAGAGTATTGAATTAAGAGTATTAACGGGGTTGACGATTGTGACTGATGACGTTAGCAAGATTGCGCGCGCCGATTTTCGAATTCGCGTCCTCGGTGGTGGGAGCGTTATGTTGTAGTCTGGGGTATATCCCCCGGGGTTTTCATTAACGGGAGTCGTTCCTTGAATTTCCCCCCGGAAAATATAGTACCGGAAAATATAGTACCGGAAAATATGAGCGGAGAGATTAAAGATGAAAATAATGTTGTCCGAAAAGTTCTTAAATAAATTAGCGAAAGAAAAAATAAACGAAGACGCCGCAATTGTAGAAGCGATTAAGTATTATATAGAGTTTACGCATCTGCCAGATTCATGGTTTAAAGATTACGGCGACGTAGACGATAAAACACGATTAAAGTATTTCACAGATACACTTTTTAAAAATTTCACTACAAAAGAGATACATAAGTTTCATAAAGACTTATTTCTATGCTTCGTAAAGTATGGCATAAAGGATGACGAATCTTTATATCTTTACATTAAGATATTTTTAAACTTAGATATACCACGCCAAAATACATGCAAGCTGTTTAATCCAAAGTTTGATGAATTAGATTATCCGCATGTTGCACCATTTGAGTATATTTCTGACATGTTCTTCGAAAGGGTACGTAATTCAATCGCGTTTGCTAACCGCACTGGCGGCAAAACCACCAATGTTGCTATTTTAAACCATTTAGATATGTTATTTAAAAACGAGTGTGAAGTAGCAAGTGCCGGAAGCACTTTAGATCAAGCTGCAAAGGTATATCGTTACTTTACAACATTTCACAAAAATCCTATGCTTAATAATTTGTATAAAAAACCTCCGACCCGATCGATGACGTTTTATGATAACGGTAGTATGATAGAAGTTGTAACAGGTAGCGTCAAGGGCTTGAATTCTCCACACCCACAAAAAGCCCGTATTGACGAAGTAGAACTAATGGAATGGGACACACTACAGGAAGGTCTTTCAATGTCAGTTTCTAAGGATAATGAAAACATAGAGATTATGGCACAAAATACGTTTTTGAGTACGCGTAAATACGACACCGGCACTTTTAATAGATTATTAGCAGAAGCAGAAAAGAGTAATATGAAGATTTACGCTTGGTGTATTTATGAGATTTTGGAGAAATGTCTTCGAGAATGTAAAAGCGATAAAAAATACGGTGACTGCAGAATTTATGATAAATGTAAAGGCATGGCGCACCACTGCTGCGGATATTATAAAATTGGCGACTATATTGATAAAGCGTGTACATTGGCTTTAGAAACATTAGAGACTCAGTGGTTGAACTTACGCCCGTCTAGAGACGTTTTGGTTTATGGCAATTACGAAAAGGATTTGGTTTTTAAACCTGCTGGCTTTGAACCACCGTCAGATAACGTTATGGTAATGTCGGCTATTGATTTTGGGTCTAGCCCAGGACACCCGTTTGTATATTTAAAAGCTTTAGTTGATTATTCTAATCTTATCGAAGTGTTTGAAGAAACCGAGCAAGGAAAAGAAATTATTTTTAAACTTAAATTCTATATTTTTTATGAATACCGTAGTGGATCAGAAACAACGGCCTATCATGCAGAAGCTATAAAACGAAGTCCGAAATATTCACGAAATGAGTTAATATTTGCAGACCCGTCTGCAAAACAGGCACGTATTGATCTTTTTAAACTTTATAATGTAGATACGTTTGCTGCAATAAACGCCGTAGAAGAAGGAATAGATTTAGTTCGTACTCATTTTGACGTAAAAATAGATTATGCGCAAGGTGGCAAAAAAGTAGTTGATATTTATTTTGTAGAAGGCTACTATTTTTCTGAAGACGAGAATTTAATTCCAACCGATAAAGAATTTGATATTTATAAATATTCTAAGCAATTGGACGGAAAGGTTGCTAGAAGAATTCCTTTAAAGATTAATGATCATGGGCCAGACTGTGTTAGGTATCTAGTGCAGACGGCGTATGCTATACTTCCCGACCTTGTGATTTCGACAGAAGAAATAATTGAGTCTGAAGGCTATTGGTTTAGTAGGTAATTATTTAGAATTGATTATATTTGATATAATTGGCACGATCGTGCCAACCGCCAAAACCTAATAGGAGGTTAAAATGCTTTTTGAAAAATATAGAACAAATAAAAAGTTAGAAATAGCTAGAATGAATTTAGATTTGACTCAAATAAATGCCGCTGACAAATTTATTAGCGAGGTGAGTAGGATTGTACGTCCTGACATAGATGATGCAAAGTGGTTTAAAACCGGAGAAGTTACTTCTTCTAGCGATGACGCTCCGAGCTTTCTTAATTATGATCACTATCAGATGCTTGAAGAGGTTTTTAAGAAATATCACACAAATCTTTTCGCTAGAGCTATAGTTCGTAATCTCAGCAAGTTTATACTCGGCAAAGGACCGACTATAAAAGCTAGAAGTGATAATAAAAAAGTTCAGGATTATTGGAATCTTTTTGTTAAAAACAATAAATGGTCTTTAAGAGAAAAAGAGTTGGTCATTAGAGCCTTTCGTGATGGCGAAGTGCTTTTAAGAAAATTCGTAAACACCACTTCTGGTGATACATCAATTCGTTTTTTAAAAGCCAACAGTATACGCAATCCTTCAAAAGATACAGATAAGAAAAAATCAGAAAATGTAACGTTTGGAATAGGCACTAATCCAGAAGACATTGAAGACATTAAGACTTATTACCAATGCAACGCCGATGGTTCTCTGGTGAAGGCCATTGATGCTTCAGAGGTTATACATATAAAAATATTGGCTGATTCTGATATGAAACGTGGTGTGAGTTTTATGCTTTCTGCTTTACCAATGATACAGAAATATTTATCATGGTTAGATGACAGAATAGTATTGAATCAAATTAGATCTGCAATAGCGTTAGTTAGAACTGTCAAAGGAACTTCTGGCACTGTTGGTTCTATTAGAGACGCACAAATATCAGAGGTTCAAGATTCTGATACAAATAAACAAAAAGCATTTAAAAGAGGCACAGTATTAACAGCAAGCAGAGGCATAGAATATAGTATGCTGTCGCCGAATATTCAAGCTAGCGATGTTAAAGATGACGGTAGAGCAATGTTGTTGGCTGTGTGCGCAGGAATGGGAATGCCAGAAATGTTTTTGACAGCTGATTTTTCTAATGCTAACTACTCGAGTTCAATGGTGGCGCAAAATCCGTTTGTTAGAGAGATTGAAGATTGGCAAGATTTTTTTACGTATTATTATAAAGTATTATTTTCTGACGTTATTAATGTTTATATAGAACATGGCGATTTGCCAAATAACACAAATGTTGATTGTGAAATTGAGTGGCCACCTTTAATTCTCGCAGATATTTTGAAGAACAATCAAGCTAGAGAAGTACAGCATAGAAACAAAATTCTTTCTAAAACTACATGGCAAAAGAAAGAAGCTTTAGATCCAGATATAGAAAAGAAAAACATGGAAGAAGAGCAAGAAATGGACATCTATAAAACTCCCTTCAATATGCCGACGTCACCAACAAATCAATTTGGTTCAGAATTTGAAGATGATTACGAAGATGAAGAATAATGTTATTGGCGTATAAAGAAATATTTGAAGCTCCAACTGTACCGGTTATTGGAGTAAACGAAGAACTTAGAAATTTTCTTCTTCGCAGAAGTCATTATATTCAACGCTTTGAAAATGGAACTATCAACGATTTAGTAGCACCTTACAATCAAGCCAAGCAAAGTTTAATGAGTAGTATTAGTAGATTAGAGGATTATGGCTCTGGCTATACTAAGCAATATCGTTTAGATAGACTGAACGTTCAACTCAACGAAATAGATCATATTCTTCGTAATGCTACTGTAGATTCTGTTAATAATTTAACATATAATTTAGAGCAGTTTTCAATGGTTGAGGCAGACTTTTATCATTCGCTTTTAGGAAATACCTTCAACAATATCGGAGTAAATATAACAAGAATTCCTTATGAGCAAGTAAGTGAGATAGTAAGAACGCCGTTGGGCGGAGCCACTTATTCTGACAGAATGCTTCTTAGATATCAAGAGAGTGTTTTCTTGATGAAGAATGAATTGACTCAGTCTGTCATATTAGGTGAAAATATGGCTAAGGCTTCAAGACGGTTAGTTGGTGTTGGTGTTGATGTTGGTGGTGAATTAGGAAAACGCATAAAAAATCAATCTGAAGTTATTGCTCGTACTGAAATTATGAGAGTATCAAATGGTGTAAGCAGAAGAATTTATGAAGAGAACAAAGATATATTGAAAGGCGTACAATATCTTGCTACGTTGGACGACAGAACATGTCCTGTGTGCGGCGTTAATGATGGAAAAATATTTTATTTTGATAAAAATCCTGTAACATCTGGTGAACAACCCCCCTTGCATCCTCGTTGCCGCTGTGTTCTAATTCCCATAACAAAAACCTGGAAAGAGTTAGGCGCAGAAAAACAAGAACCTCCCGAAGGCGGAAGACCTTTTGTATACAAAGGAACTCCACCTCATAATCTTAGCTCACGAATGCTTCAATTTCAAGGAAATCCAAACAAATGGGCCGGTGATGTTCCAGCATCTTTGAATTATGAACAATGGCTTAGAACAATGAATGTTGAAGATTCTACATTTGTTAAAAACATTCTTGGGCCAAATAGATATAGATATTGGAGTGAAGGAAGATTAACACTGAAGCAAATGGTTTCAGATAATAGGGTGTTGACATTGGACGAATTGGCTACATTACCTACTCGCCCAACCACTCCTGGAGTTGGTGTAGCGGTGAAGAAGGGTGTAATTTTAGATCAAGATAAGCAGAAAGCATTAGATTTAATCGAAGACTTGATTTTGTCTGGTGGGAAACCAAACAAAAAAACTATATTAGCTTTTACAGAGCAGTCGGCGCAGTGGTTGGATGAAACAGTGTTGATGGCCGAACAAAAATTATACAGAGGTATTAGTTTGCTTGAATCTCGTTTAACACCTGCTCAAATAAATATTGTAAATAATCTAAAAGCAGGTGATGATTTGCCAGAATTTCTTTTTAAACAACATGTAAATGCTGCTTCTTATACTAAAAAACAAGGACTTGCCAAAAGTTATGCTCAAGGCAAAATGCAGATTTTGGTTGAAGCTGATGTCCCCAAGAATAAAATTTTAGCTGACTTGGAAAACTTACCTAACTTAATAAAAAAACATAAGTTGAAACAAAGTGTATTTGATATTGATGATTTAAAATATATGAAGCGAGACAAAGAGGTTTTTGTTTTAGAACCAATTAAAGCAAGAATTTTATCTATAAGCGGTAAAAAGTTAACTCCAGCTCATATTGATGTTGGTAAAGATATTCCCACCGCTAAAAAAATTATATTGAAAAAACCTACTCCTATAGAAGCAAAAATTACCGTAGCACCAAAGCCTAAAACGTACTTTCACCAACAATGGGCATTGGAAGATAAAATCAATGCTATTACTATGGATGATTTTGTGATGGCGGTGAGAGCTAAGAAATGGGATGAAGTTGCAAAGCATATGGATGATATACTCTCCAAACAGGAGCTTGGGGTAGTTCAGCACAATCTTAATGAACTTAATGTGATGAGGTATATGTTTGATCAGGGCATGACTGCAAAGCAAGCCAGAACATTACTTGGAGATTACATGCCAATCTCGAGAGCAAAATTGTATAAAGGTGGATCACCAGTTAAACCAATTCCAAAAGGCACAAAGGCTAGGTTTACTCAAGCTCAGCAGAAAGTAGTAGATGAAAAGCAGTATATCATTACTCAGCAAGACAGGGATATAGCAGAGTTTTGGGAGAAAGACATAGCGCGTAGGCTTGAAGCAGAGCATATTACTGGCAATAGACCTTATGACTTTTTTATCAATAATGAATTTATAGAGCATAAAACAGTATTGAGAAATACTTCTGGCCTTCAGCATCAACTTGATGTAGATCCAGTTGCTATAACCAGAAAGCTTAATTTTAAGAATACATACAAGGTACGCCAGCATCAAACTGCCATAGATATGACCCCTGACTCTGATACCTTTGGCAATGTGTTCTATAGAGGTGAAATAGGCAAGTGGCGACTTAAAAGCATGGAGAACTTGGGGCATATAGATGATCCTGCGACCATTGTTAAACTGAAGGCAAGGATTATGCAAGGAGCCAAGAAGTTTGATCAACCACCAGTGGCAAAGGCAAATGTGCCAATAGCTAAAAGTCTTAAGCAAGCTGAAAATTGGGCAGTAAAGAATCTTGATGTGAACATGGCTGACTATGATGAAATGGATACTTCAGTAGCTAATTTGTTTAATCAGTATTTGAAAGGAGTGGCTGATGAATACAAGATAAAGCCCAGCGCCATTAGAGTAGATGCAACAATGTTTATTGGAAAGAATAAAAATTTAGCTGGTTTGGCTTTTGAAGACGGCACAATTGCATTCAATCCTAAATATTTCAAATCTATGGATGATTTGGTAACATTGGTAAAAGAACAACATAATATAAATTGGTTTATGACAGATAGTAGGGGCCATATATTTAGACATGAACTTGCACATCAAAAATACTTTAGGCTTGGTGGCACAGAATCAATGGCTAATACTAAGTTGTCGAAGAAAACTATTTCTGAATTAAAAAAAGGAATAGGCGATACAGATCTACATAAATTTGTAAGCAAATATAGCTTGAAGAGCGAAGGTGAATTTTACGCAGAACAAATGGCTCGTCAAATGAATGGTGTGTTTATTCATCCTGTTGCTAAAAAAGTAATGAATGATATTGAGAGAAGAGTTAAGAGAGCTAATTTACATAGTAGAGTTAAAATAAAACCAAAAGGTGTTGGAGCAAAAATAGAAAACATAGATGAGTTTGGGTTTAAAGTTGGAACTGGTAAATCAAAGGTTGTACAATTTGTTGTGAACTCTGGTGATGAAGGCGTTTCTATCAAAAACATACAAGATTTGAAATGGAATACAAAAGGTACCACGTATAAAAAGACTTTAGATCAACTTAAAGATAGGGGAATTTTTGTCGAAAAAGATGGTAAATGGTATTTGAAATCGAAGAAAATTATTGCGCCTAAAGAGCCAATTGTTACTATTGTTCCTAAAAAGCCAACGGTTTCTAAAGCTCCTGAAACACCGAAAGCAAAGGCAATTGTTAAATCCGTAGATAAAATTACTGAGATTGATGATATTAAGTCTTTTAGTAAATGGGCAAGTGATAATATAGATGACGTTAAATTAACTAAAAAACAATATCATGAGTTAAATTGGTACAAAGAGTATGGTCATGATGCTACTAATAAAGCATTAAGGACCGGTGTATTAAAATTTAAAGATGTTAGTGGTGACACTTTATTTAATTTTGATTATACGGAAAGAATTAAACTTTTAGACCAGGTATTAAATAAAGTTAAAGGGATAAAAGCTCCGATTAAAGTATTTAGAGCTTTGGCAAAACCTATAGCAAAAAAATATTTTATTGGTGAAGAAATAGTTGATATGTCTTATATGTCAACAACTGCTATTAAAAGTGTAACAAAAAGTTTTGTGAAAAAAAGAGATCTTTTATCTGGATGGGAAAAAATCATTTATGAAATAGATTTGCCAAAAGGGCAAAAGGCATTTCCAATTATATCTAAAGGAGAGGCTGAATTACTTTTACCAAGAGGGATGAAATTTATAGTTAAAGATATTAAGAATAAAGGTAAGCATATAATATTAGGTGTAAAAGGATAAATAATGATACCAATATTACAATGTGGTAAGTGTAAGTTTAATAAAACATTTAAATGGGAAGTATCAGTAGAAGTAGAAGGACCTGGTAAGATTATTTGCAGCCAATATCCTGATGGTATTCCTAGTTATGTTGAAGAAGCTACCGATGATTGCCCAGAATTTGAGGAAAAATAATGATCTATATTGCAGATGAAACAAAACATGTTGGTGATTTTGGTAGTACTGCAACTATAAAGTTCTTTGAAGAAGTCGCAGATAATCTTGATTTAGAGTATTTGACGGAGTTTCTTACAAATGGTTTTACTATTAATATTAGAGAAACAATAAACGATATAGAATCTGTGGCTTGGCCGGAAGAAGATGGGTTTGCAGAAATCGCGTCAATGGTAATAACCGCACTGATGAAGTGTAAAAACATTGCTTTTTTGGAATAAAATAGCTAAAATTTTTTAGAACTCGTTAAAAAATATATAATCTCTATTGAAATGCCTAAAAAATTAGAAGACTGTATAAAAAAGGTAATGGCGCAAGGTACACCTAGAGAACAGGCGATACCTATCTGTGTCAAAGCCACTGGGCTTAAAATGAACGATGAGGAGGTGCAGAAGCTTATTAACAAAAGTACTACTAAAACTGAGGATCATTATGTGAAGAGCGGAGTAGGTAATTTTTGGCGTAACAATTAACAAGGAGTAATGCTAATGAAAATAAAACTTGTTCATCAGTATAGGGATGTTATCGAATCGGATGATAAGTTCTTCAGTGAAGTTAGTGAACAGAATATTAGCGAGGAGACTCATACGATAGGTAATGTTTGTGTGTTTGGGACCCGTCACTCAAAGAATGGCTATGAGTATCAAGATATGGCCATTGATAGCCTCACCAAGATGACTCAAGGAGCTCATTTCTTCATTAACCATCCGTCGAAATCTGAGGCGAAAGAACGTGATGGGGTCCGGGACATTCGTGATTGGGGTGGTGTATTCTCCAATCCTCATAGGGAAGGGGAGAAAGTGATGGCAGACTTGTCAGTTCGATCAGTTTTTTGGCCCTTAGTGAAAGATGTAGCAACTATGAGACCTGCAGGAGTAGGTAATTCAATTAATTCAAGGGTGAAAATCTTTAAAGACGATAAGGGCAAAGAGCATGTTGTTGATATTGATTCACTTAAGAGTATTGACCTTGTTGCATCTGCAGCCACTACGCAGAATTTATTTGAGAGTGCGAGTGAGAAAATAGTAGATGATAGGGAAGATTGGGTTAATAGTTGGGTAGGATATGTAGAAGGTTATTATGATACTAATACTATTAAAGCTATGATAGTACATGATCTGTTTGAGGGGATGCTTATTGACAAAATTAAAGAGAAGGAGATGACAAGGGCAGTGAGCAAACTCAATTGGCAAGCTTCGGATATTATAGAGGAACTTCTAAGGGATGGTAAGAAGAAGTTTGCTGATAAGAAGAAAGAAATTGGCGCGGT